ATCGCCGTAAGCTTGTCTACTGTAAGGATAAGTACCTGTACCTGTAGCTCTAAGGTCACTTCCCGCGTAGGTTGAACCAAAACTAGTACCGCCGCCAACAGCATTTCTATATGCCCAACAATAACTACCAACAGTATCATGTGTTGTCGATGGTGTACCAGCCGCGCCTGTTGCGCCAGTTGCACCTTGCGAACCAGTTGCCCCCTGTGAACCTGTTGCACCTTGTGAACCTGTTGCACCTTGTGCGCCTGTTGCACCTTGTGCGCCAGCCGCGCCAGCCGCGCCTGTTGCGCCTTGTATCCCCTGTATACCTTGTGCGCCTGTTGCGCCAGTTGCACCTTGCAAAGCCGCGTTGGTAATAGTCTGCTTTTCCCATGTACCAGCCGATGCGTCATAGACGGGGATAAAGTCACCACCAACTGCATCTGTGCCTGTAGCTAATGCAGTTAAAGCCGCCTTTACATTTGTTACATCTGTTACATCTGCACTGGCCTCAATGCCGTTTAGTTTAGAATGGTCTGCATCCGTAAACACATTACTATCACTAGCCGCCTCAACTGCGGCGCGTATTTCTGCATTTGTTTGATCTGCTGTTGCGCCACTTTCAATTCCATCTAACTTAGTGCCATCCGCCGCAACATCACGACTATCAACAGTACCGCCAACTGTAATATTTCCAGTTGCGCTTATTGTTGTCCCTGCAATAGTTGACGCAGAGTTTGCACCAATTGGCGTTCCATCAATTGATCCAGAGTTAATATCAATACCAGTGACAGGCGTTGAGCCATCCAAAAGATTATCGATGTTATCTAAGTTGGTATTTATCTTTGTACCCCAAGTATCCTCGGATGCGCCGACCTCTGGCTTTACCAGACTGTATGTGGTTGTTGTAGTATCTGCCATGTTAAACTCCTATAGTTGGCCTTGCGACCTAATATCATTCAGCGATGTATGTGAAAGACGCAAGTTAGGCGCTGTCTGAATAGTGCCACAAAAATGCTTCAATTGCAACATCATGCGGCTGTCCATATTTCTGTTACTTTTGGTATTGTTTCCCACTTCTCAATTGCATTGCAAGATGTGGAAGACGTATTAATTATTGTGGTATTTAGTAAAAACACCCTATTGCAAGTAGCATCAACATTACTTGAGGTATTTATAATTGCTGATCTAGCAAACGTGCCAAACCCATTTGAGGAAAAACTCGATGTCGTAACTATTTGTGGGCTTAATAATCTAACCCTATCGACTGAGCTTGTGAATGTAGACGCAGGCGTTATGCTTGAGCTTCCTTGAAATATTTTTTCTGATGCACAAGTTATTGAAGATGTTGTGGATATTGCAACACTAACGCTTACAACAAATACGCCAGACGCCGTTGCAGACAACGTAGGCGAAATTGTAGCAGAAGATTGCCTATCTCTCTCACCAGATATCACTACGCCAGATGTGGTTGCCACAATAGAAGACGCAACTCTCACACGCTTGCCAGCCGAGGCAGTAGAAGAAACAGTTGAAACTAAAGTTGATGATGCCCTAACCCTATCTATACCAACGCCAGTAACGCTTACTGTAGATATAGTTGCACTTCTTGCAAATGTAACATTAGGAACAACTGTAGTTGTACTCGCTTGCGGTATAGCTACAGATGTATTTCTTGTTAAATTATAGGCTGAAGAAATAGCTAAATTATTAGATGATGTTGCAGAGCCAACTGCTGTTTTAGCGCCAGCCGCAGAAACACTTGCGGCTGGTGAAATTGTTACTGAGGCGTCCTTGACTGCTCCATCAAAGCCGAATGTATGTTCGCCATATAGACTGTAGCCGTAGCCACCTCGGTAAACTGTCATTTAATTTACTCTAAAGTAATGTCTAAATCACCAGCAGGAACGCGGAATACGTCGCCAGTATCAATTGCCTTAGACGCAGACAAAGCCGCGTATGCAATTAGGTTTCCGCCTGTTGCCGCATCAAATACTCCAACGTGTGAAACTGTTCCATACGATGCAGTCGCAGTAGGGTACTCAACAGCGCCAGAATTTGTAGCTGTATTACCTGACACTGAAAATGCAACTGATTGACGTGCATATGCGCCGCCAGATACTTCAGTACCACCACCAGTATCACTTGGTGCGGCTGTATATAATGCAACGTGCCATGCTGTCGGCCTTGTTACAGATGATGTAGTAAACACATAGTTTAATACTCTTGTTTCAAATTCATTAGAAAAACTCATTTTAATATGCCCTTATTTTTAGACGACGACCAGAGCCGCCGTATTTAGTTTGATCGCTGACAGCGTTTATAGCGTCAACAGCGCTTTGATACAAAGCCGCCCAAGTAGTAATTCGAGCGTCTTCTTTTAAATATGGGGCTGAGTGTACCAAAGCTCCATACAAATAAGCATCTGGATATTCGTCCAGAAGCCAATTAGTTGTATTACTGTCAGATAATGCAGGAATTTTCTGATAATAATATAATTCTGCATCGTAAACGCCATCTGGCGCTGGGTGCACCTGTAATTCACCCGCACTTAAAGCGTAATATCTTGGTTTTCCTGATGTATTTAGACTTTGAGCTTGTCGTGATAGTAGCTGCGATTGAGAAATCAACTCAAGTGGGTTTGTATCGCCGCTTGTTACATGAAATCTAATAGGCTCAAGTAAATCCGCAGGTATTGCGCTATATTTTGTATCAATTTCAGCCGTTGACCGCGCTTCCATCTTCCAATGACGTATATTCCTATTCATATCAGCTTCAACAAGCGATATAAAAGTAGGAGATATTGTATCTAAATCATCCCTGTTTAAAAAATCAGTTATATTTGATTTTAATTCTGCATACGTCGTAATTGACATTACATTAAACCTAACTCTGTTAATACTTGTGGGTCAGTGTTGTAATAAAAATACTTTAAAGCTTCTTTTTCTGAGCCTTCTCTGCCTGCTGTCATTGCGTCTAATATGGGTAAATAAAATGAATCCCCTGTTATTTTTTCAAAAAATTTATCAAATGCAGGGTCAGAGCTTGTTCCAGCTATATCTAACGCATCTGGACGCATGTTCGGTGAATAACTTGTGCCAGCTATATCTAATGCATCTGGACGCATATTAGGAGAATAACTTGTACCAGGCATATCTAACGCATCTGGGCGCATGTTCGGTGAATAGCTTGTTACTGGTAAATTTAATGCGTCAGGCCTAGTTCTTGGAGAATAATCTATTGGAGTTATATCTAACGCATCTGGACGCATATTTGGTGCATAACTTGTCATTGGCATGTCTAAAGCATCAGGGCGCATGTTTGGGGAGTAGCTTGTAGATGGCATATCTAACGCATCAGGACGCATGTTTGGGGAATAGCTTTTCCCTGGTAAATCTAACGCATCTGGACGTACTTTATTCATATCTGACATGCCAGAAGTCATTTTTGACAATAATCCGCGCTTAACTCGGTCATTTCCCTCAAAATTGGCTTGCCCTAACGTTCCGTAACTGGTTTTTTCGCCAAAATTCTCTGGCCTTTTGCCATCCGCACCTAATAATTGACCACCAACGTATTCCATGTTGTCGCCAGGCGTTAAAATATTGGCTAAAAATTCAGTTATGCTATTTCTGTCGCTTGCTCCCCTGTCTAGGGAGTTAAGGAAACTTAAAAAGTTATTCTGAGCCATATTTTGACCTTTTTTTGCTTAATTTTTTACACTTTATCACAATTTATCTACTTTATCCAGAACCATACGCATCCTATCTGATAATTTCCACCTTCCAGACCGCCATTCGGCAGCATATTGTGCATCTTCTAAGGATAAACCCTTGCTAACGTAGTATTTTATCCACTTAGCCATTACTAAATTTTTCATTTTCGGAGATAAATGAACAAATTTATTTTTTTTCATGCAATTCCTTTTAAATTTCTCTTAATTGGCCGTTTCCAGGTGGAAATTGAGCCTGATAATGCCGTAGCTGCGTCCGAAGCCATAGTTAAACACAAAGCATCGGCTAAATCGGGCGATTTTAAGCCTCTTTTACGCATTTCGTCCTTACTTTCCGCCTTCATTTTGCCTGATGATGTAAAAGAATACCGAATTGCAGTTAATTCCGCCAATAATTGATCATCTTTGGGCAGTTTACATGACCTATCTTCCAACCAACCCTTTGCCTTAAACCATAATTCGCTGCGTAAATTCATATACGTGTGACCCATAGCAGGTGCTTCACTTACATTAACGCCGCGCACTGGTGCGCCTAATTCACGTAATCTATCTACAACACCCCCGCCAACACCAATACTATCAACGAGTATTTCACTTGGGCGCACGCTTGGCGATAAACTTTCGTATTCTGCCATGACACGACCAACAGTTTGCATAAGATCAAGCCCTTGCCAGGCTCGGATTTCTGTAACAACATTGCCGTATCTTTTACACAATGCAGTCTTATCTGTACCAAACCGCGCAACATCTAAGCCCCAAATTGGCTTTATATCAGGTGTAATCTCAATATCTCTATGTATTGCGCTTTCTGCTATATGAAACGGAATAATCGTATCATCATCAGCTAACGGAAACTCGCCTAATACACGAATCCGAAAAGCATTGCTGTCTTCGCCGTATCTTTCACGCATTTCATCAACAAATTCATCAGAAACAAGCGGGCTATCAACACATGACCAACGCCGCGTCCACCAGGATTTTGCCATACGTGTTTGGCTTTCGTAAAATGTACCTGATGATCGTGTAGGGTTAGATAGCAAAATTGTCGTTGCGCTGTGGCCAGACATTGACCCTGCCGCAGCTTCAAAGACTTTTTCTGGTACACCCGACGCCTCATCTACAACTAACAAAACATTTTCTGAGTGCACACCAGCTAGGGCTTCTGGCGTTTCAGCGCGAGAAGTTCTAGCGGAGATAAACGCTTCTGACGCTGCGGACGATAATTCAACACGATCTGACTTTACAACCAACAATTGATGCAAGTGGGGCGGTAACTCGTTCACCCAACGCTTGAGCTCGGCAAACAATGCATCAAACAACTGACTAGAAGTTGGCGCAGTAACAACAATTTTATTAGGGAAGCGCAATAAAACGTACCATAACATTGCCCAGGATGCAGACGTTGACTTACCAGTGCCGTGTCCAGAACGCACTGACATTTTACGCTCACCATTAGCAATAGCATCAAGAAACTCTGCCTGGTAATCATATGGCGTAGCGCCAAGCACCTCTTTAACAAATAATACAGGATTGTCCCGGTACCGCATTACAAACTCTGTTAACGGATTTTCACTCATCGGTTACATCCTCATAATCTACATCAATCGTCTTTGTTTTATTTGCCGCCACATCGGAATTAAATTTGCGTAAAGCATCAAGATGCATATCACCTATCGAAATGTTTACATTCGTCTGGGGTCTATTTCCG